ACGTTACCGGCGGCGCGTGGTGCGCGCCTGCTCGTCCACGAGATACGCGATCAGCTCGTCATAGACGCCTTGCGGCACGTCCTGCAAATCCGTCCAGGTCCAGCCCATCACGCGGCAGACGTCAAAGTCTTGTCGGGTCCGGTCCCGCCAGAGAGGGTTTTTTTTTCGGCCTCGCGCGCGGCCTCGGTCGCCGCCTGGTGGCCCTGAATCGCGAGCTGGACTTCCATGTACGAGCCGCTGTCGAGATGATCGAGCGCGGCGCGCACGACGGCGGCCGGTTGGTCGGCAATCACCAGCGGGCGCCCGTCGGCGTCCTGAAACGACCAGTCGAGCAGGTAGGCCAACACCATCGCCTCCCCGGCCGCAATCGGATCCAGCTCCATCTGCGGCGTGATGCCCTCCGACAGCGCCAGCGGGCGCGTGGCGGCCCGCAGGAAGGCGCGATACTCGCCGGCGGTCAGATCCTGCTTCACGATCAGAAAATCGCCCTGTGACAGCTCCAGGCGTTCGGTTGCCGGGCGTCGGACGCGAATCGACATTAAACTAACTCCCCCTTGAGCCGCGCGGTGAACGCCGCCGCGGCAATGCGGCACGACTCGATCCGCCAGCGCCACGCGCCGCCCTTGTGCGGGACGACAAATTCCAACCCGGGGAAAGTCAGCAGATACGAATCACTCGCCGCGACCGTCCCCTGCACGATCCACGCGCGGGTCAAGTCATCCCGCGCAATCACAAACCCGGTCACTTCCGCCGCTGTTAGATAAGCGAATTTGACCAGGCCGCGCGCGCCGCGGATCGTGCCGGCCTCCAGCATTACGACGCCGGCGATTCGCGGTCGCGCCCCAGCCGCTCGCGTTCCTGCTGCTCGCGATCCCGCTGCGCCGCTTCCATCCGCATCAGCAGCAGCGTATCGGGCGGCTCGATCGTCCACGGCCCGGCCGCGACGAACGATCCGGTGATCGTGACCGCGCCATCCGCCGGGCACTCCAGCCCCGCCGACAGATAGGCCAGGCCTTTGAACATGTGGGTGGGCGTCACGGTGGACGGAATCAACTCCAGCATCACCGGGACCACGCCCATCGCGATCCGCAGGAAGTCGGGCGACGACAGCTCATCCCACACGCCGCCGATATCGCCCTCGACGTTGGGGAGGCCTAAGACGTAGACCTTGTTCGTGTCGCCGAAGCAGGTTACGTCTTCCTTGTCGCGCTCCAGATCCAGCGTCCAGTTGTTAATGGACGCGATCGCCACCGTCGTCGCGCCGCCGGTGGGATCCATCTTGATTTGTCCGGTGCTGCCATGTCGTCGGGCCATCGGGATACCTCACGCAATCGGATAACTCATCACCGCGTACTGCCCGCCGCCGTGGTGCCACGTCACCGCGTTGATCGGGTCGAGTTCGGGATACGCCACGCGCTCGAGCCGCTGACACGCCATCACCTGGTAGCCGGCGGGCGACAGGTCCAACTGCGCGCCGTGCAGCAGGACATGAATCCGCGCGGCGGCCGTTCGGCTCGGCGTCTTGCTGGCGTTCAGGATCACGGCCTTCACCAAATAGACCGTCGTCTCGTAGAGGGTCTGACGGTCCAGCGCGGGCTGTTCGCTGTGGTCGATCAGGGCCGCAATCACGAACGCCGTCGCACCGGCGGGCGCCCGGCCCCAGAACACGCCATCGGGACAGAGCGCCGTGAGCGTGGCGTCATTCGCCAACACTTCCATCACGGCCGCGTCCACCAGGCCGCTATCGCTCATCCGCCGGTCACTTTCAGCCCGGTGGCCCGCACCTCGTCGATCACGGCCTTCACGAAGGTGTCGCGGGCCCGCCGCGTCGAGGGCGTAAACACCGGCCGCGCCGGCACGCGGCTCGTGCCGAACTCGACATGCTCGGCGTAGGGCGCCGTCACCGCAATCCGCGTGAACACCCGGCCGGGCGTGCGGCCCGGCTCGCGCTGGACGATCACGCTGGCGCGCAAGCGGCCCGTGACGACGGGCAGGCGCGCGCGGATGTCCTCCGCGGCCTGCGCGGCGATCGTGCGCTGCCGCGCCGCCGCGGCCTCCGCCAGATCCGGCGTCAGCGTGGCCAGCTCCCGCTGGAGTTCGGTCACGCCGTCCAGTTGCAGGCGGACACTCATCAGCTTTGCAGGTCCGCGACGAGTTCCATCGTGTCCCCGCGGGACTCGACGTCGATGACGCTCGTGATCTGGTAGACGTGCGACTGAAACCGCATGCGGGTGTCGGTCGTGACGCCGGGATGGTAATCGCCTTCGACCACGTGCGAGACGTGCGTGATCTGCGTCCCGGCCAGCGCGGCTTCCGCATCGCGCGCCGTCGCCGGGCGGATGCTCACGTACCACACGGCCGGATCGAGCGGCGTCCAGACTTCGGTGTAGCCGCCTTCCCCGTCGGGCGTGCGCGTCGGGTGCTCAAACGAGACGACGTGCCGCCGTTGCCCGCGCGTCGGGAGGGCCATCAGGCAAACGCCTCATCGCGTGTGCGGCGCAACCGCAGCGACAGCCCGGCCCAAAACGTCTCATCATCGGCCGCGGTATCGTCGCCGCGGTGCTCCCACAGGTGGCCGAGCGTGTAGAGTGTCGCGGCCTGCACGACGTCGGGCGCCGTGGTTTCGTCCCACAGCGGATCGGCGCGGTCGCCGATGTAGTCGTAGACGATCGCGCTGGCCTGCGTCAGCAGCAGCGTGACTTCGGGATCCCGTGCCGGATCGCTGACGTGGATCTGTAACTTGGCGTCCGCGAGCGTGGCCAGGGTCATCGCGGCCCTCGTGGATCGCGCAAGTCCCGGCCGCCCTTCACCATCAGTTGCCAATCCGGCGAGTGGCGCGGCGCGCCCGTGGTCGTGCGCCCGCAGTACCACGCCGAGCCGCCACACGTCACGAGATCCCCCACGTCGTACGTTTTGCCGGGCACATGCACGCCGTGATAGCGCAGCCCTTGGCCGTCCGTGCCGTCAATCCCGTCCCGGCCCGGCGGGCCGGCCGGGCCGGGCACTGGCGCGCGCGTTTCGAGGGTAGAAACACGCTGCGCCAACGGGTCGATCAACCCGCGGATCGTGACGCCGAGAAACTCCGCCAGCACGTCAGGCCGCATACGACAACCCGTCGAGGGCTTTCAGGAAGGCCGCGCGAAATTCTTTTTCCTCGTCTTCCTCATCCGGCGGTGGCTCGTCCTCGTCGGGGTCGGGTTCCGGTTCGGGTGTGGCGGGCGGCGCCGGCGTCGGCGGCGCCGGTTTGCTGAACGGGTTGTCGGCGTCCCTCTGCGCGAGAGCTTTCAGAGAGAAGTTCTGCTGTTGCATCATGGGACTGTCGCCGCCTTCCACCTTACCCAGCCCGAAGTATTTGAAGCGCGCCTCGTTGGGACTCAGCGCGCCGGCGCCGATCGCCTCGGCCGCGGCTTTGACGCGCACGGATGTCACCATCCAGATCAGATCATCGAGATCGAATTCGGTGCCGTAGGGCGGCTTCAATTCCAGTCCGGCATCCAAGCTGGCCTCGAAGTTCGCCAACAGCGATTGCAAGCACTGGCTATGGTATTTGGCGAGCAACGTTTCCAGGTCGCTCGTCGGCGCGTCACTGATGTCGAGCAGCTGCGGCGGCACGTGAAACGCGCTGCACACGTTCGCCGCCGTCCAGTTCAGTTGCTCGATCAACTGGGAGTCGGAGGCGTTCACCGTCATGGCCTCGTACTTCATCCCGCCGCTGAGGACGGCCACGTTGCCCACGTTGGCGCCGCTGAACTTCTCCTGCCACTCCGCTTTCCAGCGATCGACTTGTTCCTTGCTGACGCCTTCGGGCGTGGTGAGCACGCCGCCGGGATGCGCGCCCGAGCGAAAAAACTTCTCACTCCCCGTCTGCATCGTCAGGCCCATCTGCGCGGCCATCCCGCAGGCGTAGAGCGGCGTGACGCCGATGAGCGGGTGAAACAGCGTCACCATCGGGTCATGGATGATCTCGCGCGCGGGCACCACGACGTCGTACTGCGCGCCCTCCGGCCCGACCGAGACGCCCGTCAGGTCATCGCGCTTCAACCCGTAGTAGACGGACCCATCCGGGGCGATCAGCGGCGACACGCGCAGCGGGTCGAGCACGTACAGCGCCGACACCACGCCGCGCTGATCGCGTTCCTTCAGCACGTACGCATTGCCGGCGGTGAGCTTGCTCGTGATCCACTGCTCGACGAATTTGTTCACCGTCTGGTAGTGGTTCGGCTGCCGCAGCACGGGCGAGTACGCGGGATTGCTGGTTTCCTCCCACACGCCGTCTTCCGTTTCGGCCACGAGCCGCAGGTGGAGCTTGCCGATGTCCGTCGCGATCAGCGTGACGCACCCGTACACGGCGAAATAACTCAGCGCGGACGACGTGGTGATCGGCGGGTAGTTCTGCTGCCAGGCGCCCGTAAACGGCTCACGCACAACCGGCAGCCACCCGCCGCCGAGCGTGCCCGCCGGCGGCGACAGGGCCGTCGCCGGGCGGGCACGGGTGATCTCATAGCCGAAGAGCCGCATGTTAGGTCTTGCCGTTGCGGACCGTCGGCGCGTCGGCCGCCATCATCGTCCCGGCTGGCGCCGGATACGCCGCGCCCGTGAGGTATTTCACGGCGTTTGTGGAGGCTTTGGCCCAATTCACGAACCGTTCGGCGCGGAGGCCGACCGTGTTCGTCTGCCACAGCGACACAAACACGGTCGTGGCATCCGCCGGAGACGCCGGTGCGCTGTCCATCTGCAGCGAGGCTTCCTGCGAGGAATCGATCGTCACGCCGCCATCGTCGGCGTACAGAATCAACTCCGGTTGCAGCGCGATCACGTTCGTGCCGACGGCATTCGACGTGATGAACGTAAGGCCCTTGTAGCTCCCGCCGTTGATCGTGACGCCTGGGTACTGCGGCGAGCCGTCGAGATTCGATCGGAACGACAGCGCCAGCGCATTCGCCGCCGACATGATGAACACCACACCATCCACCGCGATGTTATTCGTGGAGAAGTGCGCGATGAGGCCCATGATGTCGGCCATGGGATTCGTCGTCGCCGCCGCTGTCGGCGCGCCGTTGGTGATGCTCGCGGGATTCACGCCGGCCACCGCGGCCACCGCCGGATCCGTGAACTGCTGATCCAGGAACTGCGCAATGCCCTTGATCATGTCGTTGCGGACGAGGGCTTCCGCGCTGGGATTCGAGAGCTTGATCAGCTCCTGCGTCAGCACGATGATCCCGGCGGCCTTCGTGATGCTCAGCGACGTCGAGCTAAACGCGAGCTTCGTGACGGGCTTTGGTTTGGACTCGCCTACCCACCCGTACGTGCCGCCGGCCGTTTGACTTGGGACCTTCGTGTTGAACGGGACCGTCCGGAGACCTGGGATTTTTCCGAGGATCGTGGCAGGCCGCAGCAGCTCGAGGAATTCATTCGAGATGTTCTGATTGACCAGCGGCGCGGCCCACGTCGCATCCGTCACGGTGCCCGGCGCGACGGCCGCTTTCAGAAACAGCGCGACTTCCGGTGTGGAATCGTCCCAGCGTTTCGCGTACTCCACGCAATCGCGGATCTGGCCGGTGCGTTCCAGGATGCGCGCGCAGGCGGCGCGCACAAACGCGGTGCCCGGCGCGACGTTCGGCCGCACCGAGACCTGTCCCGCGTAGCTGTTCAGCCGTAGCGTCGGCGCCGTCAGCGGTACGGCGGTCGCGCTGCTGATCTGCATCTTCTCCAACTCGCGCCAGCGCACGAGATCGGCGTCGAGATTCTTGACTTGCGCGGCAAGGCCATCGTGCTCTTCGGCCTGGTCGGGCGCGAGTGTCGCGCCATCGTCGGCGCCGGCCTGCAGGATGTCGGTCATGCGCGCGGTAAACGCGGCGCGTTTATTTTCCAGATTCTGAATGTGTTCAGCCGTCGTCGGTTTGGCCATGGTGGGCCTCGTGCTCGTGCGGCCCGCAACGCCGGGCAAGGTCAGGCCAGACGCGGCCAGGTGCGGCAAGTCCAAACTCTTGATCGTGTGGATGGTGGTCTCCACGTTCGCGGGCACCGTGACGAGCGACAGCTCGCAGATCTCGGTATGCAACAGGTGCATGCCGCCAGAGGGCAGCGCCTTCACGCCATCGGCGCCGCCGAGCGGCCGGAACCCGATGCTGACGCCGGTCATCAGCCCGGCCTGGATGCTGTGCCAGGCTTCGTTCACGCGGTCACGCACGGCGCCGGGTTCACTGATGTCCGGCAGCGTGGCGGTAAAGGCGATCCCGTCCCGCCGCGCGGTCAGCGTGGCGCGGCCGATCGGCCGTTCGCGGTCGTGATGCAGCAACAGCGGGAGGGGATTCCGAAACGTGGCGCCGAGCGGCTCGAGGATATCGCCGCGGCGATCCGGCGTCGGCGTGGACGCCAGCCCGGTGATGGTGCGGCGCGGCCCGTCGAGGGCTTTGACGGACAACAGGGCGTAGGCGCGGTCCATGCCGCGGCAGCTTAGCGGCTGGGATTGCGGACTGGCGAGTTTAGGTTTTTTAATTCCCGGCTGAGCATGGCCCGGAGGTATTCCGGCACTGATTGTCGCGCGGCCGTCGCCGTGCGACACACCGCGTCATACCGCTTCGCGGGCAGCGTCAGCGTGACGCGCACTGACGGATCCGACGGGTCGATCGACGGGCGGCCGGTGCGTTTCATCATGACGATCCTGTGAAGATAAATAGCTCGGGCGTGACCGCCGGCCCGGCCTGGTCACGGTGCATGGCGTCCAGCGCCATCACCAGCGCGGCCACGCCATCGATCCGCTCCGTCGATTTCTGCTTGCTCGGCTGGATGTTGCCCGCGTGGTCCACGTCTACGGCCACGTTCGCCACGTTCCACCGCAGGATCGGATGGCCGTCATGGCGCAGCGTGCGTTCTAACACCGCTTTTTCGAGGGCTTTACTCGGCGCCGACAGGGACGCCTTCCCCTGCCGCATGCGGACGCACGTCAGGCCGTCGGTTTGCTCGAGCCGCGCGATTAAGTCCGTCGCGTTGAACGGATCGTAGGCCACCATCCGCAGGTCATAGGCCGCGTCCCACTCGTGGAGCAGCGCGCGCACCCGTTCGTAGTCGATCGTCGGGCCAGGGATGGCCGTCAGCAGCCCGCGTCGTGCCCATTCGTCATAGGGCACGCGATCGCGTGTGACGCGCAGCGGAATCTTGTCGGTCGGGCAGAAAAACTGCGGCAGCACGGTAAAGCCGGCGCCGTCGGCATCGGGAAACACGGCGACCGCGGCGGTCAAGTCCGTCGTGGTGCTCAGGTCCAGGCCGACGTAGCAGCGTTTCCCGACGAGGGCCGCACGGTCGATCGGCGCACAACAGGCATCCCAGCTTGCCAGCGCGATCCACCGCACGGCCTGCTCCGTCCATTGCGAAAGATACAGCCGTCGGAACGCCGCCTCTTGCGCGGGGATTTCTTTCGCGCGCTGACACGCGGCCCGCATTTCCTCGAGCGACCGAAAATCCCCCAGCGCCGGGTTCGCGCGGTGCCACACGGCCTCATCCGTCCAGTCCGCGTCAATCGGGGCTTCGTAGATCACCGCGAGGAATGTGGGATCAATCTCGGGCGCCTGCTGCACGCGCAGCCCGTGCTGGTACAGTTCCCACAAGATCGAATGCCGATCGTAGCCGGCGGTACTGATGGCCATCACGAGCGGCTGGGCCCGCGCGCCCGTGCTGGACGCCAACACGTCCCACAATTCGCGCGTCGGTTGCGCGTGCAATTCATCGAACAGGATCCGACTAGCGTTGAAGCCGTGCTTCGAGTACGCCTCTGCGCTGATGGCGCGATAGACGCTGCCCGACTTGCGATGCACGATGCGTTTCTGACTGTCGACGATTTCACACGCGGCCGACAACTCCGCATCTTGCCGGATCATCTGCGCCGCCACATGGAACATCAGCGCCGCTTGTTCCTTGTCCGCGGCGGCGCTGTAGACTTCCGCGCCCATCTCGCCATCGAACAGCAGCCCGTCGATCGCCAGCGCGGCGCACAGCTCGGTCTTGCCGTTTTTCCGCGGCAGCATCAAGAGGCAGGTGCGGTACTGCCGGCGCCCCGTCGCCGGATTCGTCTTGAACAGCGCGCGCACGATGCGTTCCTGCCAAGGCCGCAGGTTAAATAATTCCCCCGCGGCCGGGCCTTTGGTGTGCTTCAACAGATTGAGAAGCCGCACCTTCTCCGCCGGCACCGGATCGCGCCGCGCCATCAGTCGGCCGTGAACACCACGACGGTAAATTGCCGCTGCGCGATGCCAAAATTATTGCGGGCCGTCAGCGTGTAGGTCGTCGTCACCGTCGGAAACACCAGGACAAACCCCGTGGTGGCCACGCTGCCGATCCCCGGATCGATGCGCACCGTCGCGCCGAAGTCCGGCACTTCCCAGCGCAACACGGCCAGCCCGCCTTTCGAGACGCGCGACGAATCGGCGCCGAAGCTCACGATGTCCGGCGCGCGCTGCTGCTGGCCCGTGCCGCCGCACGTCGTCGTGGCGCTGGGGCTACACGGCGTCGTCGGACACGTCGGACACGTCGGATTCGTGGTGCCCGCCGTCGTGACGATCGGCGTCGGCGACGTGGGCAATGTGACGTTCGTGGTCACGATCGTCGCCGGGTCGCAGCCGACGGCGCCGACGAGCAGGAACAGCGGCAGGACTCGTGGCATTCTGGCCTCCCCTTCGGTTACACGGCCGTACCCCATTTGCTGGCCGGCGCCGCCAGCTTCGGCTGGAGCAGCCGCGCCCGCAACGCCAGCACACAGCCCGACAGCGCCCGCTGCCAGGCTAATTCCTGCCGATCCAGCAGCGCCAGCCGCTTCCCCGC